GCGACTTCCGTCTCGGTGAGCGGTGCGGGCTTCGCCGCGCTGATCCACTCCCCCAGCGGGGAGACGGAAGCCTTGGCCTCCGCCTTCTCCGCCGCTGCCAGCCACTGGCCCTTCAGGCCGTAGTGCTCCGCACAATCCGGGCCGAAGCCCACGAGCACCGACCGCTGTTCCTTGCCCTTGCCGATGTCCTTGCCGCAGAAGCAGCAGTTACCGGTGAGCTTCCCGTAGTCCTTCGCCACCCGCGCCGGGTTCTCCGCCAGTTCACTCAGGAGCGCCGTCAACGCCTGCGTGAAGGGGTTGACCGTCTTATACGTGGGGGTGAACACCCCTTCCGGCGAGACGCTACCGTAGAAGGTGCGGTTCGGATACGTGCCCTCACCGAGCACGCTCACATGACCCGCCTTGAGCGACTTCGGGCCGTTCAGGGCGAGGATGACCTTGCGGCCCTCGACCTGCAACCGGATCTTCGGGAACTTCAGGTGCGCCTTGGCCTCCGCGAACAGCTTGATGACCCCATCAAACCCGCCGACGTGGACTGGCTCCTGAATCACCGCCGACGACGCGACGACTTGGAACGCCGGAGCCTCGACGCGGGCGATGAGCTTTTCCACCCATGGCTCCTGCTTGGGGGTGAGCCCGCCATACTTCTTGAAGCTGGCGATCAGGTTGGACGCGAACTGCGCGTCTGACGCCTTGAACTTCGGGAGCAGCGACTGCAATTTTTCGACGTTGAGTTTCAGGTTTTGGTTCATTGGGGTGCCCCTCCTGTGGGCGGTTGCTCAGTTCCGACTGACAAGAACAGTATAGCACCCATGAAACCGTTTGTCAACTCGCCTGAATGTCTCGATGAATCACCGGCACACCCAACTCATGCCCCAGTCGTTCCGCCAGCACCACGCTCCGATGACGGCCTCCAGTACACCCGATATACACCGTGTCCGTACCCGGTACGGTGGCCTGCGCCTTCAGGTAGGCGTACTTGGAGGCGAAATTAGGATCCTTCAGCACGAACGCCACCACCGCCGGGTCCAGCCCGTTCTTGGGGCGGAGAGTCTGGTCCCGGTAGGGGTTGCGGAAGAGGCTCCGCACGTCTACCACCACCGTGCCGGGGATGGATTCCTCCGGGGGATTGGGGTGCTTGAATCCAAAGCTGATCACTCGCTGTATCGCCATTTCACCGCACTCCTTGCGCCTCTAAGATGGGCCGTCCCATCCAGAATCTCACGCCGTATCGTAGGCCCAGCACGTGCCCCTGCCAGAAAGACACATACACCTTCGAACCGATGGGATAACCTACATAGGTTTTCTCGTCCACCGTCTCACTGTGCGGCCCCTCGGCGTCGAAGTACTCCAGACTCCACGACGGCGATACCCACACCGGATGGCACGTGGTGTGGCCCTTGTCATCGCTATCACAAGACGTGGTGTAGTGCCCCGGCGTATAGGAGCCGCCAACGATCACACTCTCAATGGTTTCTTGGGTGGCTCCTCGATAGTCCCGCACACACTGCGTAAAGAGGCACACGAGAAACGCCATCGCACAGACCACAAGTGCCCGCTGGGTATGCGTCAAAAGGTGCCTCCTTGCACTTGATTGCAGGCTATTCTATCACCACCGGATGCGGGCTGTCACCCCCTTCTGGGTCTTGTTGATGGAGGGTGAGACGGACACATGCTTGGTTCGAAGTCCCACCCACGCCATCAGAATCCCGCCGCCAATCATGCCCAGTCCGATCTGGGTTTCCAGCGGAGAGCCACACCCGCCGTCGTTCACGTAAGTGTCACCCACGCAGTACGAATCGCCCAGTATGTGGTAGGTGTCCTCACTCGGGTGGAACGCCACGCCGAAACCTGCGGCGGCGATCAGGATGCCCGCTATCGCCAGCTTCGCACTGACCATGTCCCCCTTGGGAGGTGTCCACGGGTCATACCCCATCTTGCAGGCGATCTCCCGCTGCTCCGGCGTATAGCTGTTCCACCGCTGCGCCGACATCCCCATAGGCGGGATGCTACACGGAGGCACCCACGTCGAAAGGTCACGCGGCACTACCACCGCATCCTGCGCCCACACCGGCACACTCACCGCCACCTGACTCACCACCACCACCGCTGCAATCAGTCGTCTCACTTCTTTTTCTCCTCGACAGGTTTCACCCACACGATTTTCACCACGTTGTAGTACGTGGCGATCTTCTTGGCCGCATCAGCGGCGTCCTCACAGCCTGCGATGTTGGTGACGATCTCCACGTTCTTGGGAGATCGTTTCACCAATGCCTTGACCGTGAAGATCACTCCCGTGTCACCAGCACCCCGGCATGCACCAACGTGACATCCCGCACCACCGTCTCCTTGTGAACGGCTGATCGTGGCCGCACCTCCAGCCGCATGGCCCGCGCCATCTCGACGGCTTCCAAGAAATCGTTGGCGATCAGGAGCCGTTCCTCGATGGGCTGATCATCCGCCCGCGTCTCGTGATCCACCACCAGATCGAACGTCGCCCGATAGACGTTGCACTCCCCAAATCCTTCCATCACGCTGCCTCCTGTGCCGTCACAATGACCGACTTCTCTCCGCACCACTCACACCGCATGCAGGCCCAGAACGTCGCGGGGCGCACCTTGCGCGGAGACTTGGTCACATCCGGGGACCAGATGATCTCCGACACCGCTCCGCCGTCCTCGACACCGACGCGATCCGCGATGCTGCTGCACTGCGGACAGATGACGAACGGGTGATCAAGTGTTCCGCCGACGAATTGGACGAGCGGCATGTGTTCACTCCTTGAACGCAAAATTGAATGCAAAACCAGTATACCACCGACTCTGCCGTGTGTCAATTACCGATTGCGGTAAAACTCCTGTTCACTCTTCAACTGACCGCCCATCGTGCATTTGTCTTCATCCCAGTCCATGGCCACCCAGTCAATTCCTTTCTGGGCTGACCACAACGGATGTTTCCGGGCAAGTGTCTCCATGTTCTCGATGCAGGACGGTGTTCTCAACGCCTTGGCTTTCAACAAAGCCAGATACTCGGGTGACTTCATCCACGTATGAAGTTGATCCTGCTCAACCTGTGTTACCGCCTGCTTCACTACCTGCTTCGCGGTCTGACTGGCTTTTTCTCGTTCAATAAGACCGGGTACCACCATCCGCAGAAACACCGTGAATGCTGCCACCACGCTCCCGACCACCACGAACACAACCTTCCACTTGATCATCATCAATCTTCGTGCTTGTTGTCGAACTTCCAAGCCTCCGCCGCCGGGATGCCCAGCGACGTGTGCAGGCCCGTCAGGCGCGTGAACACGCTTTGGAGCGCATCGTTGTACACATCGCTCACCGTGGCCACGGTCTTCAACTTCCCCGCCCGGAGGTAGCTGGCCGTCACCGTGTAGGTGTCTGCTGGATCCAGCGTGACCTTGACCACGTTGACTCGCTTGCCATCGTAGTTCACGGAGTTGATCCGGAGCGACAGGCTGTCGGCGGAGCCAATCAGGTTCTTGGCCCCGGTCATCACAAGGAACCGCTGCCCGCCGAGTTGCTGCAAAATCGTCTGTGCGACGTGTAAATCTGCCATGTGGGTGCCCCCTCCTTGAGGCACACCCATCATCGCACACTCAACGGACGTTTGTCAAGCTGCAACTGATTGCCGGGAGTACACCGGCCCGGTCGTCAACAGCGCCGTCGCCTGCCGGATGTTCTCCGGCGTCACCCCCTTCATGGGATCCGTCTCCACGAACCATGGACGCACCACATCCATGTTGAAACGACCGTGGTGATTGTCATCGAGGATGGCCACGCGTACGGGCTGTGGTTGCTGCGCCAGCCAATCTGCAATCTCCTGCCCTCGGACGCCGTCGCCCTGCTCCTTCGGGATGTGCGTGGTGCCGAGCACCCGGCGAGGAGGAATCGAGCCGTAGAAGAACAAAATCTTCCGCAAATCCCCGAGTGAGTGATGATGCCGCCAGTCGGAACTGATCACGATGCTGGCATTGAGCCGCTGCACCATGTCTCCGACACGATGCACCAATGTGCGGTCGAGGGGATCCTTAGAGTAATAGGTATTGAATCGGTTCATGACGCCGTCAAAGTCGAGCATCACGATACGACGAGTTAGATCTACGTGGTTCACACATCTCTCTTTTCTGCACCTGAGTGCAAGTCTGGCCGGTCCACCGTCGCCACCACATCTTCCAGCGTATCGTACGCGAGATGCAGGGCTTGCGCCTCGGTTAACTCGGGCACCATCTCCATCAAAATCTTCGCGAGTCGAGCGACGATCTCGCTGTCGGTCATCGCTCCCAGCGATCTCGCATGGCCGTGATCACTGTCGCTGGCACATCATGAACGTTTGGATGCAGCGGCCCGCTCAAGGTGATCTCCACCACCCGATAGCCGTATTGAAGGGCCATATCAAGGTAGGGCTGCATCTCCCACCGCTGCGTGAACGTGTTCGATACCGACAGGTCCAACCCTGCCGACATCGCCTCATTCACGCGCACCCGGCAGTACGCATGGGCCTCTCCCCTCTTTTCAGGATCAAACCGGTACTGATAGACGCCATCCACGTACGCCTCGAAAAACTGATCCGCTTCAAACACCCTCTCTGGCGTCAGCGTTTTGGCCAGTGTCGTCTTGCCGCTCCCCGGCAGACCACGAATGAGATACAACGTCTTCATCGTTTCTTTCTGTCCTTCCACCACGCCCAGAGAAACGCTGTGGGGATGCAGATCACCCAGAACGCCACCACCGCCCACGCATCAGGATTCATTGTGGCAACGTCTCCTCAAACGTCTCGTGCTGCTCTCCGATGGTGCGAACCGTCTCCGCATTCTCGCAGGACAGCATCTGGATCCGCACCGCAATGTTGTTGCCCGGTCCCCACTGGTTCACGAGCCACCCGATGCAGTGGGCGTCCTGCGTCTCGTGGCAGGCCATGACGTGCTGCTCCGATGCGAACAGGGGAGCCAGATCCCCCGGCGCTGCAATCGTGCGCTTCAACGCACAGTGCTTGTCCCGGCTGTAGCCGTTCGGAATGTCGTAGGGATCCACGTCCTTCCGCCACGGGCACTTCGCACATTGCACCGTGCGCTTCAGTTTCCATGCACTCACTTCGGAAGCTCGCTATCTGCGGCCTTCCAAATATCTCCATCGGGGAACGTGTAAGCGTGATCCTCCAGCCGTCCGTTGAGATCCATTTCGTCCACCAGATGTTGGATCTTGGCAGTCAGTTCCTCCACCACGTGCTGGAGTGCCGCCACGGTCATCTCCGGACTGGCTGGTTCCCGAGCCGCTGAGAGCACCCAGCCGCACCCCGGACAGGGCCGAGAGCCTTCGCCCGATTGCAGCAGATACTGCCGCTGACTGTCGTGGTTCAGGGCGCACTTGGGTTCACGTCTGATTGGTTCGGTCATAGCTTCTCCGTTCGTAGTTCATGACTGCCGCACAGCAGGCACAGGTGATGGTCGTACTTCCGGGCGTTGACCTCTGCCAGCGAGTAGATGTGCCCACACTTCCCGCAGACAAGCACGTCAATCGTGCCCGGTTTCGTGTTCACCCACTCCCGAAGCGTGTTGTGCATGTCCTTCGCATCGACGGCTTCATCAAGGATGCGGGTAACTTCTTCCCGACAGGTGCAGGACACTGGTGCGCCAGCCACGAGAACGTCCCGGTGATCCTCTGCCCGCACGATGGGCACTTGTACTCGGGCATTGGGTTCCTTCTCGGGCAGACGTGCCCGGTAGCGTCGTTTCGTCTGGCTCTGCCGTCTCACTGGAAAATCTCCAACAGGCCTTGCGCCACGGTGAACACCTCGGCATAGCCGTAGGCGTGCCCTTCCTCCCATGCCCGGTACGCCACCTTGGCCGCGTACTGGGCGGGGACGCCGTTCTCCTCCAGCCAAATCGTGAGATCCGTCATGAATTGGCCGGTCAGTTCACCCTCCCGGCGATGATACGTCTCTCGCGTCTCCTTGGTGTAGGGGACCGGGTTCCGATACCCATCCTCCCGCACACGCTGTTCGAAATCTTCCGCCATCAGTTTCCGTCCTACTTCAAGTGATCCGTGTTGAACCCATGCTTCTTGGCATCCGCGATCATCTTCTCGCGGGGCGTGACAATCTTAGCCATCAGTTTCCTCTCGACGCATCATACGCCCGGTCACCCTCGACGTTACAGGCATCACAGCTTCCGAGCGGATTGCCGTGAGCACAGGGCTTTTTTGAGCACGGTTTGCACACTGCGTAGGGCCACGAGGGCCAGAGCGCCTTGCCGCACAGGGCGCAGTAGTGATCGGGTGGCGTAGGCGTGAACGGCATCTCGTTGGCTCCTCCGTGAGCGAGTCGCACCATGCGACACAGCTAGTCTACCACAATTCCGGTGTATGCCTACTGGAAAGTGTGCCGCTCCGCGATCTGCGCCATCGCCTCCCCTATCGTGTGCCACGAGGATCGTCTGTAGACCGTCCACCGCCCCTCTACGAGGCGATACTCACTCAGGACATAGTGGCGGGTGGCCGCGTCGAACAGCAGCGCCCAGCGGGTCACTGAACGCCTGCCTTCTGTGCCAACAACTGCCGCCACTCATCGGCGGTTTGGACGCCGGGGACACCCTCGACGGTGGACGTGCCGTCCGGGTAGAGGATGCACAGGGGCTTCCCCTCCTGCCGCGCATAGCGCACCGTGGCCCACGTCCCTGAGCGCAGCTTCTCCTCCCTCTCTTTGGGGCAGGCAATCACCACATCGGACTCGTGGACGATAATGCGATTACGAGCCAACATGGGCTTCTCGGGCATCACCAGATCACAGGTCACGTTGGCCCGCTGCCACGGTTCGCTGTAGATGGTGCCGGGGCACCCCACGATGAAGTAACCGAGCGCCTTGGCCATCTCGTGAAACTGCACATCTGATCCCACGCACATGCCGTGGCTCACCTGTGTGGCTTCCAGCCACCGCAGATCCCCGAGCAACATGTGGACGTGGAGCACCTGTGCGTTGGTCATCCCCTCACGGGAGCCCGTAAACCCGATTCTCATACCCGCTCCTCCTCAACGGTATCGACCACCTCATCACGCGTAGCGTCTGGGTGCTCCTGAAACACGATTTCCACCGCTGTTTCGAAATCGCCCTCGTCCAAGGCGGTTTGCACCGCCTCTCGTACGCCATCCGGTAGTGGAAGAGTCATGCCGTCAGCCTCTCCAGTGCCCGCACGTAGCGGGTTCGCAGCGACTGAGGAATCCGATGAAGCGTCTCCTCCCGCAGATGGTCTTTCAGGTCCGCAATCTTGACACGGATGGCCAGCGCGTTCTGGCTGTCCTTCACCCGCTCGATGAACTCGGCGTATGTGTGGTCGTACCGACGACTCAAGAGCACCACCACCTCGACCACCTCACGGGCGATGCCCAACCGCAGGAGATCGATCTCCTTCAGGTAGGTATCCTCCAGCACGTCGTGCAGCCACGCTACATCTCGGGCATCCTCACCCGCTGCCGCCGCCACCCGTTCTAGATGGGCGGTGTAGGGGATCCCGAAGCGGTCCTTCTGCGCTCCGTGGGCAGAACGTGCGACAACTTCAGCTTTGCTCATCATTTTTCCACTCCGTTGGTCACGTCAGATACGGTAGCACGAACCCGGTTATTTGTCAACAGTCCAATTGGGGGCCGTCCCGGTCCACCCGGACGCCATGGCTGACTGCCGATCCGCTTCCGATTGCGTTCCCGGTTGCTGTCCTGACACTCCACACAAAACGCCGTCGAGTGCTCCGACCTCGGATTCACCCCACACTGCTGACACAGCCCCTCTGCCGTGCGCTGAAGTTGCCACACCCGTTGACGGGACACTCCGAGCTTCCGGCCTTGCTCCGCCAGCGTCACCGGATACTTCTGCCCACCCATTCACATCTCCTCTGCACTTGAGTGCAATTCACTCGCACGGCCTTCAGCGGCACGCGCACGGCCTTCAGCTATTCGCGCCACGTGCTCCGCCTTTGCAGCGGCTTGCCGATAATCGACAGCCCTACGCTCATAGCTCTCAGCCTGCCTCCTCGCATCATCCGCAAGCCGCCGAGCCGCTTGCGCGGCCAACGTAAGGTGCAACACCCCACTATTCGGACCCTTGTGGCGGGCTCTCTTCGGCAACTCCTCCAGTGACAGACCCCGAAGTGGTGAGGCGAAGTCTCGCGTCCTCGCGGCAATCAGAGCCGCATCAGCATCTTCGCGGAGCAGTCGTGCAGCGGTGGAGGGGATACGCGTGAGCCCGCCTCGTATCCCCACAAACTCACCATGTGTCGTCCTGAGTCTAAACAGTCGTGGGAACTTCATGCTCCCACCTGTGCGGCCTCGGCCTTGACCACGCTCACCAGCGAAGGCCGTGACCCGAAGGCGAAGCTCTTGTCGTCCTGACTCACCGTGAAGGTGGCCGCGACGGTCAGCGTGTCGCCCCGCTCCGCTCCGGACTTGCTGGGGACCGTCAGCCACACCTTGCTGTTGTTCGCCAGCTTGAGCAATCCCTTGCGGGCCGTCCCGTAGGCACCCTCGACCAGCTTGACGCTCACGAGCACTCCGGTGACCGTCTGCCGCCCCTCGGGGGCCGGTCCCTTGACCTCCTCGACCACCGGCTGTGCCGCCTTCTGGGTGTCCCGTGCGATGGCCGCGACAACCGCTGCCACCTGACGCTCACTCAGGCTCCCGTAGAGCCCCAGCTTCGCGACGACATCCTTCACGAAGGTGTTGGAGCCCGCGTAGTCGGCAATCGCCGCCGCGAACACCGGGTTGGCCTTCAGGAACGCCTCACGCTGGTTCCAGACCTTGATGCGGACCTTGTTCGCCGCATCCCGCGCCTGCAACTGGGCCAGCTTGAAGGTCTTCTGGTCCGCGAAGTCCAGCCGCTTCGTGCAGTCCGCGCCGAAGACCACCACGTCGCCCGTCAGGAGGTGCTTCACGACCGTGAGCCACCGGAGTGGGTTGTGCCCGCAGTGAACGCACTTACGGACGTTCTTGGAGCGCCAGTCCGCGCCGAAGTACTGCACGAAATCGGCCTCCCAGAGCTTCACTTCGGCGTCGTGCGCCTCGCTGCCCTGCCCGAAGTAGGCGGGGCGCTTGCCATCGAGGTAATCGAGGACGTCGTACTGCTGCGGATCGAAATTTGTCGGATTGTGAACGGTGGGTTGTGCCATTTTTTCTGCCCCCTCCTTGGGGTGTCCCTTGCTAACAAAACCATTCTGACAGAAGCCGAGCGCAATGTCAAGTAGTAATTTTGGCTGACGCCTCGACTTGCCAATCCGGGTGCTCCACACGATCCGTGTATCCCGGCCACCGGGTGACCTGAGCCAGCCCCTTTTTCAGGGCGTGCTCGGGCGACACCGCCCGCACATAGTTGTGTGGCACTTCGTAGACGTGCCACGTCTCTGACGGCGTGTGGTACGCCTCCAGCTTGAGCGTGAGGGTATAGAGCATCACTTCACCCCCAGCTTTTTGCTGCGCCACTCCGCGTACCACGCCGGGAGAGGCCGATTCTCCTCGCACAATTTCCAGCCGTTCGCCCACGTCGCCCGGTAGTCCTCACGAGAGTAGGGATTGGCCGCTTGCGGCTGACCCGCAATGCACGCATCCCATCCAGCCATAAAGCGCGTGTGCCGAGCTTGCCAATAGATAGCATCCCCTCGATCCATCACTGCCTCACCTTCACCTGAAAACCAGCCGCCAACAGGGCGCTGACCGATTTCTTGTCCGATTTGAGCCATTCCTTGGGAACCGTGACGACGTTGTGCATGCGGGTGCTCCTCCATGAGCGTGCGGTGATGCGGGTATGTCATCCGGGGTGGCCCTTCCCGCCAAGGATTCTGCCACCCGTCGAGTCCGCGCTCGTTTGCCGCTTCAGAGGGGACCACGGTACTTGTCGCCCACCCCCTACTCACCGGCTCCTGCTTCACATCATCTGCTCACCCCCTCAACACAATCAGTATCTCACACCACGTTGGGGTTTGTCAACACCCTACCCTCAGATTTCCTCGGGTAGTTCCTCCAGCGCCTCCGCCACCGGCTCGATGTCAATGGCGATCTCCTCGATCTCGGGCACGTCCAGATCATCGAAGCTGGTGTGCTCGTACTGCTCGATGAACTCGTTCACCTCCTGCCCCTTCTCGCCCTCCTGCCACTTCTCGGACTTGTCATCGAACTGCCCTCGGAAGTCGGTGGCGATATCCTCGACCAGTTCCCGCGCCTCCCCGAGCACCTCGTTGTACCGCTCGACCTCCACCACCACCGTGGCGAGTGCCGCCGCAATCGTCTCGTTCGCCGTGGCCTGCGTGGCCTCGACCGCCGTCGCCTGATCCACGAGCTTCTGCACCAGTGCCTTGATCTGGGCGCTCTGTTCCTTCGTCACCTTAAATGCCATACGTGACTGCCCTCCTTGGCAGTGCTACCAGTCTCTCACACAAATGTGCCATGCGTCAATCTTCCCAGCCTTGGGCGCGTGCCCGCTCGTAGTCGGCGTTCTCGTCCTCGTGCTTCGCCCGCTCCCGGCACGTGCGGCACCACACTTCCTCGTCGTACTCCGCCGGAGAGGAAAACGTCGCCTTGGAGACTTCCACGAGGATCGTCTCGGTGACGCCCACCGGCACGATCTCCCAGCACCGATCACACAGGGTGGGGGTCAGGTCGAGGATCTCGTCGTTCTCGTCGTAGGTCAGCGGTGTCGTCATGTGCCCTCCTTGGCTACACACTGAGCTTACTACCCTACCTGTGGTTTGTCAAGAACTATTCGCGGGTGGCCCGCTGTTCTCGCAACCACGCCTCGGACATGACGGTAGGGGGAGCGCCTCTCCGCGCCACCCCCCACACCACCACGCCTGCCAGCACCAGCAACAGCGTAGCGATCATCGCATCCCGTGGATGATGTAGGCCACCATGGCGTCTTGGCCACCACCGGGAAGATCGAGCACATCCCCGGCGTTGAACGAACGGTTGGTGACACCGGGGACCGGCTGTCTGGTCAGCGGGTTGTAGGCCGTGACATTATACAGGTTGTAGCTGGCCCTGAGCGCCACGTGGCCTCGGACGCCGCACGGCATCTGGATCACCCGGCCATCGCCTGCAAGGGCGCTGTACGCCTTGTTGACCCCATCCCCGTGGTCCCCCTCCCAGTAGCCGTGCGGCTGGAAAGGAGCGACGGGATTGGGTGGCGTCCACTGCGTGTTGGCGACTTGCCAGTTCTCCACACCCTCTGGCAGCAGTTCATCGATCCCTCGGACGGCGTCCACGATGGCGTCGATGTTCCCGATCTCCCAGAAGTTGGCAGGCCGTGGCCCTGCGGTGGGATGCGCCTTGCCGTCGCCGTAAACCCCCGTGCCCGTGTGGAGCACCCAGCCAGCCCCGGAGCACATGACCCCTACCGCCCGCATCATCGCCAACTGGAGGGGATTGTCGTTCGTTTTGACGCTACTCGCGGGGCCAGCAGGTTCATTGTCCCAGACCACGAAGGGCTTGTAGTCCTTGAAGTCGTAGCCCTGCCGCACCTGACGCCACTTGTAGTCGCCGTCTCCCCTATCGGGGTGGGCGGTGAAGCCTTGCAGGCCGCTCGACCGGGCGGCGGCGAGAAGATCCTCGGTGTTGCCGGGTGACGACAGGCACACGATGTTCGGGCAGCGGGCCTTGACCTCTGCGGCCATACGCCGCATCGTCTCGATGGACGGCCCTCCGAGATCGGCCTCATTGGCCATCTCGAAATCCATCACCATGTGCTGCTGCCCATGCTGTGCAATTGATTGCGAGACTTCACGGGCCAGCCAAATGGGATCCGTGGACGTGCCCTTGCCGATGAGTGTCAACTCGACACGCATCCCGGCGGCGTAGATGGCATCGACCACTTCGCGGAGCACGGTGCTCCAGTCGCTCCACTGCGGTTTGGTGGGATCGATGTCTCGGCCATCCCAGCCCACCTCGGTCAGGATGCGGAGGTAATCGAAGCCCTTCTCCGCCGCCCAGCGCAGGTTGGCGAGGAAGTGCTCCCGTTCGGACTTCCAGCCCTGCATGGCCCAGAAGAACGTCAGGCCCAGCGGATGGAACAGCCCGCCCTCGTCCTGCACCGCTCGTGCAGCGGGCACCACGATGCCCGTGCGGGCCACACCTCCACCGGTCGTGGGCGCAGTCTTGGTGAACGTCTCCCACTCGCCTGCGGCGTCTCGATTGGCGAACACATCGTGACTCAGACGTTCAGCGGCCACGAACTTCCCGTTCCGCACCGACTTGAGGTGGATCTGGTTGGCCTCACCCTCGGTGACGACGTACTCCTCCCACGCGGAGCCGATGCCCGGTCGGTCGGCCTTGAGCCGGGTGTCATCCTCGACGGCGGTGTAGCCCTCGTTCATCACCATGCCCACTGCGCCTTCTTCGCTGGGCACGAACTTCACGAGTGCCCTACGGCCCTCACCGTGGCGCACGAATGCCTCCCCGTCGAGGCTCAGATACGTGCCGTGGAAGGTCTTGAGCCAGAACTCGTCGCCCACAGGACCGGGATCAGGTCCGGGGCCGGGATCAGGACCGGGTCCGGGTCCGGGGTCTGGGGGGCCAATCACCGGGGGACAAGGCTTGATGGGGCGGGGCATGCCTGTGGAGGCGGTGCCCTTCGCGTTGGTGATCTCCGCGTACATGCTGCCGTCGCGAATATGCACCCGCGCCTTGTAGCCATGTTGCGGATTGTTCGTGTCTTCGAAGATGAACTCCCGGCCATCGAGGAGTTCGTTGAGGGTCCACTTCTGCACGTTGACGATGGGCTCTTTCACAGGCGGATCCTCCGGGCTGGGACCGGGGCCGGGTCCGGGGCCGGGGTCAGTGATGATGGCTGTGCGAATGTCTGAACGAGGCGCAGGACGCCAGAGGTTATCGCCCCATGGATCCCGTACGAAGTTGCGGGTCACGTCGTAGTCGCGGACCCACACGTCGCCGGGTTGCTCCCCCTCCCCTCGGGCCATGGCCAGCCGGATGATGTCCGGGGAGAGCGCCCGCAGGGTGTGCCATGCGTTACCTGTGGTGACCACGTAGCCCACGAAGGAGTCGAAGGGGTGGAACACCAGCCCGTAGGTGCCGTTGTAGTAGGCTCCCCACCATGTGCCTCCGGCATGGGCGGCTTCGAAGCGCCACACACCACCCTCGGGCGCGTAGTGCGGCTGGGGGATATCGTTGACCGCCACCACCTGACCGGCGTAGGTCGTCATCATCGCCCGCCGACCACCCAGTAGCTGCACCCACTGCGGAGAGCCACCGGTCAACTGCCAATCCTCGCCGTTCAACTCACGGACGTGGGTGGGACCGTTGCTCTGGTAGTCAGGCTTGTAACAGATGGCCGCGAGTGGACCCATGGCCAGCAGGCCCGCATCAGGCAGACGAAGCCCTGTGGTGGAGTGGAGCCCTCGGTCAGGGTAGCTCGTAGCTTGGAACCACGTCAGATGACCGCCACCCGCGTAGCCCTGATTGCCGAAGGCGTCCCCGACGCTCACGCTCACCCCGGTCGTGATGTCATAGAGGCGGGGGAGCCCATCCGGGCCTGCCAGATAGCCGACGCGATCCTCGTCTACCCAACCGCACACGGCTCCTGCTGAAAAGGGCACGTTGTTGACGGACGCTTGTCCACCACCGACTCCGTGGCAGACATCACCTCGACCGTTCAGATAGGGCATGGCGCTCCGTTGAGGAAAGTCTGATCCTACTGCACTGGTGCAACTGAGTGCAAGGGGCACAACCAGTATCGTTCACCGGCAAGGATGATCTCCGTCCACCCACGTGCCAACACCACCTTGCGGGGGGCGAAGATCTCTCGGGTGCAATGCAGGCACTGCATGGTGATGAGCCTCAGCATACACAAAATGAGGGGAGGGTTTGGCCCCTCCCCCTGTTGGCTCACTGCGCCGGGACGCTTACCGGCACGCACTGCTCACACTCGCAGACCTGAATGTTGCGGTAGCACCGGAGCGCATCCCGCACGGTCCACTCATGCACGTCGTGTGCGCCTCGTGGGTCTGCCGTGAATCCCGTCTCCAGCCAGATCCAGATCCCGTCCTCGCCCTCATCGAAGACCTCCGTCACGCGGGGGTCATCGTTGACGACATCCAGCGACTTGAAGCGCGTCTTGTTCTTGGCCATGCGAACTCCTGTCTGAGAGGTACACTCCATTGCGGCCTCTCTCAACGCTACACCCATTATCTCATACCACGATAGGGTTTGTCAACACCTTTGTTTCCAGAGGAGACTTGACAAACGTATCTGTGGTGTGATACCATGACTGTGCATGGAGGATTGCCTATGGCGTTGAAGTTCGTGAAGGCGGCACCCAAGGCCGCACCGAAAAAGCGTGTCGTGAAGCGGGGGCTGTTAGCTGCGGCCCGCACGCCTGCCAAGAAGGTCGTCATACAGGAGTATGCGGCTATCGATCAGTTTGGAGAGTTGCCTGCGCGGAAGAAGGCGGCAGCGAAGCGGGCCTTTGATCTCGGGCATGACCTCATGCCATGGCACCGCCGCACCAATGACCCTGCGGGGCGTTTCAATGCCTTCTGTGTGTCGTGTAACCGGGCTGCGGTGGTCTGCACAGAGGCTCCGGAGGGGATTCCTGAGAGCTACGGCCCTGCGCTCACCGAGTCATGCGGGAGCTTACCAGTATAACGATCAGGATGACCAGTGACAGCAGCCCGTAGACCAGCAACAGTGTCTGGGCTACGGGCGGCATGTTCTCTGGTCCTACCTTACGCGGCTACCCGACGACGGAGCCGACGTCCCACCCCCAACAGGCCCATGCCCATCAGGGCGAGGCTGGCCGGTTCAGGCACTGCCGCATCCGTCGCGGAGAAGCTGAACGCGCTTCCCGTGTTCGTGAGGGAAATCGTAAAGATACCCGGTGTGTTGTCGAACCCGGCGATGTGAAACAGCCCGGTCCCCTTCAGCACCAGCGCATCCACGCTGCTGAACGGCTTGAGGACCGACAGCATATCGAACGTCGCTCCGCCCGCCGACGTCTGCCACGCCGCAATAGGCACGCCCTGATACACCCCGCACGAACCGGGGACGAAGCAGAAGTCCTTGATGGTCCCCGCCCCGACGATCCCGGCAAACACGCCCGTGCCTCCGTCAATGCTCATCGGACCCGCCACGTTCGGCGTGGGCGCACCCGTGCTGGTGAAGTCGAGCGCCACCGCTTGGTCGAGCGTCGTCTGGACACCCGCACCCGTCACCCCAAAGACGCAATCAGCACCCGGACACACCAGCAGTGACTGCGAGAGCGTGACGGACCCCGTGATCGGGACCGCCGATGCCTGCGCGGCCATCACCACGAACAGTGCGAGACTCAGAAACCCTACAAAAACACTGCGCTTCACGTTGCTGCTCATCGTTCCCCCTGACTGAACAAACCCAATCCTGACCCCGCGTGACTATATCGTTACACGTCTACTTTGTCAATGCCTACTTTACTTAATTTGTCAAGTTAAAAACTAGACGCCGACTGATAATCTGGTTCGGCTTCTGGCGTCTTCAGCTTGTCCACGCTGGCATAGACACTCTGCGGGATCATCAGCACGGGGATACGGTAGAGCCCCCATAGCTCTCGACGCATGGTCAACCCATGCACCACGCCTGCCAGTGCATCTGAGAGATCCTTGCTCCCTCCGGGGGGATGGTCCACGCGGCCCGTCTTGGCATCCTTCTCCAGCATGAGAATCTCTTTGTGGAGCTTCGGCTGCACGGGGATGTTCAAACGCCCCTCATACATGGCTGTCTTACAGAAGTCATAGGGGCGGCACGGCACATCGTCCATGCTCTGGTGCCCGGTAATCAACCCCTGCTGCCGGAGGATCTGCTGACTGTCCGACGACTGGAACTGGTCGAACGTCACCCACACGATGTTCAGGCCCATCTTCTTCAGGGCCACAATGACCTCACGGATCTTGCCCAGCAGGATTTCACAATTCTTCGGGGGACGGACCTCTAACACCCCATCAATCCACACCTCGGGCATGTAGGCGGGTTGCTGGGGATCGCTGGACACGGATTTGAACCCGCTCACGGTCCCGATGGCGAGTCCAGCCGAATCCCCACTCAGGGCCAAGTCGCAATGGGCGAACCTCGGCACATCGGGATTCCAGAAATTGCGCCTTAGGAGGGTGAGCCGCTGCTCCACGAAGTCCACCACCGGCTGACTGAAAATGGACTCCCGGTATTTGAACGCCGCATGGACCTTATCCACCTCCAAAAAGAAGGGATGACGGGCGATGGTGGAAATACCGGCGATCTCACGCAGGGCGTTGATGACGTCCTTTTCGAACTCCAGCCGGAACTCCTCGGGGACACTCACCACCATCTCCCGGTCCTGATCGGAGACAGTGTCCTCCGCCTGAAGAATGCGCGGCTTACGCGTCATGTCCCCGGCGAACACGTTGAACCAGCCTTGGTTCCCGAAGTCATCGGGCTTGATGTCCCACACCCGCCGGTCATACACGAAGATGCGAGGGTCTTTCTCGGCCTCCTTCACCTTCTGGTCGGTGAACTGGCCGGGGTACTTCTTGGACGACACGAGGCAGAGGATGCCGGGGAGCTTGCCATTCTCCATGAAGCGGCTCTTCCGGCGGCGGGCGATGGAGTTGTACAGGAGGATGGCTTGGTCGTAGGTGCCCTTATCGACGGCGACTCTGGACTTCTCCACCACCGCCATGTAGTTCAACTCGTCTATGAGGCCACCCATGACGTTCTGGCCGATGGCAGCGGTTTCGTTACCGGCCACGGGGATGACCTCTACCCGGTTCTGGAACACCAGCTTGCTCTGCAACTGCCGGTCGAAGGGGTAATGCTTCAGGAAGTAGGGGCTTCCTGCAATCATGTGCCGAAAGCGTTGGTAATCCACCCCTTGGGCCAGTTTGAGGGTCATGCTCTGGAAGATGAGCAGAATCTCGGAGGACGGGTCCAGATTGAACTGCTTGTGCGGGCTCCGCATGCACGACAGGAGATAGAGTTGGTAGGCGTTCGTATAGAGGGCGAGGGTGGTCTTCCCTGAGCCGATGCCTCCCGTCATGATGGCTTCGACGTACGTCCCCTTGTTCAGTTCTTCGGCGGCTTCTAAGACACCGGGATAGATCTCCTTCTCCTTATTCAGGTAGTGGGGAGAGCAGATGAACTCATGGATGCCGACAGGTTTCCACTGATATTGGCTCCAGTCGTCAAGGGCGGTGGAGTGCTGACCGGTGAGCTTGGCCTCTGTCTCGATGACCACGTTGGCGTAGTACATCGCTCGTTCGCGAAGGTTGTGGATCTTCTGACCGGAGAGCCAGACCTCGTTGGCTTCTTTGCCTCCGAGAAACTGCCGAAAGTACTCACGAGCACGCTCATTGACCGCATCCAGCTTCTCTGGACGCGCTCCATGGTGCTCCTTGAAATTATTCGTTCGACCACGACTGAAGACTAGCATGGGGACGTCACGCAGAGGGGAGAGGCTGAAGGGGTGTCTCCACGGTGGCTCCCTCGACCTCCTCTAGACGGCAGAACCAGCACTGGTAGCGACGGAGGGTATCGAGTACGACGACGGCGGGCGTATGGGCTGTCGCTCCCGGTTCCCAGCGGCTGACGGCTTGGGCAATCGCCTCTGCGAGTTGGAGGGTGGTTGGGGGGTAAAACGTCAGCATAACAGTCTACGATGAACGGATGAAGCTACTGAAGACGCGGGATTTTCCGGGCATCGAAGATGCGTTCGATGGTATTCACGGCTTCGAACACTTGCTTGTTCACACTGGTGCCATCAGGGAACGTCGTTGTTTGGCTGGCTCCTTTGAGGGTGGCCGTTGGGCCTTTGTACTCATCCAGCCCCAGTTCAAATCGGATCTTCTGGATGGACAGGAGCACTTTGTGATAGCCCTCGACGGCATCGTTGGTGCTCATGTACGTCTTCTTGTTCGCGAGGGCTTCATCCATCAGGGCGAACGACAGGGTACGCTGCTTCTCGGCCAGTTCCTCTAAACGATCAAGGGCTTTGACCGACACGTGTTCCAGTCGCTTGATGCGCGGAGCGGCACCCTCTGCGATGCGCTTTGCGGCTCGGAGTCCAAAGGCTCCTTGCGTAGCGGCTTCGCGCAGGCGGAGCAGTTGCTGGGTGAGGGTCTTCTCGGCCACATCCTGAAAGAGTCCCCAGCCATCAGGGGGGTGAAGCTGGATAGTCCGGGCCAGAGCCATGGCGGGCTCTCCCCGTTGCAGAGCATTCAGGATCTGGGTGAAGCGTTCCTCACCCAACTTCTGGAGACGATCAAAGGGCGCGAGAGGCATGGGTCACTTCGGTGCTTGGACCTTCTCACCCGGACCCGGCTTATGGGTCTGGTCACCCTTGGTGGGTTTGAAGGTACCGGGATGCGTCGTCTTGGGTGTCGGCTGTTTCTTTCCCATCAGATTCGCCTCCTTGCAATTGAGTGCAGTCTATCAGATATGGAGCAAGGAGTCCAGATGTGGAGGATGTCGTTCCTATGGTGTAGACCGTGTGAGTGACCCTAGCCCATCCTTGAGGAGGGTCAGGGCGAACTCCTGTTTATCAATCCGCTCTTGGAGGAAGTCGATGAGCTTGGACGCGTCGTACTGGTCCTTGGGGGTGGCGGCTCCCTTGCTCAGGACGTTACGGAGGCGATCATGGTGCTCATGCTTGGGGAACATCAGGGCGTCTTCTCCGCGTAGATACGTTCAAGGATTTCGTACTGCCGTTCAGAGAGCGTACCTCTGGACTGGTACTGCTCATTTAAGGACTCGATGAAGTTTTCTTCCCACTTGGTGAGCGTCTTGTGGGGCGTTTCCAAGGCTCGGAGCATGTGTTCGATGTTCTCGGACTGAGACGGCATAGAACACCTCTTGTGGCTCAGGGGCAGGGAAGTGGTGGAAGCAGGGGATACTGTCACCATCCATGGCCAGCGGGGGATCGAGCGTGGGGTTCTGCGTGCATGTCCCTCGCTCCGAATACTCACGCGTCCACCGATTATGTGCCCAGATCCCGTAATCTTTCTTCCAGAAATGACAAGTATTACAAGTGGCCATCTGGAAAGTTTACCTTTGCAAACTCGCCATGTAACTTCAAGGCCGCAGTATCATACGCACGAGCCGCTTCTACTGAATCGGTGAAGTACCCTAGATGGATTTCCTTATAATTCGCGCAAATAACAGCCTTCCATCGACCTGCTCGTTTATTCCACGTAACCCCTTTGTGGGGACAAGACGAGGGGGATTTCTTCTTACTCTTATTTCTCGCGTTCTGAAGTGGAGTGGCCACACGAAGATTACTTCGCCTGTTATTTAGCCCGTCGCCATCAATGTGGTCCCCGCCCTTGGTCCCTAAGATGAGCGCCTGCATCTGAAGCGATCTTCTCTTACCCTCCACGCGCACATTCGTGTTGGCGTACCACCGCTGCTTGTGGTCGAACACAGCGTGCCACTTGTGTTGAGCAATGAGTGGGTGGTCCTCATCGTCAATGACAGCCGTTTTACCTTGCGTAAGGGGTATAAGCACGACTACCCCTTCTTCCAGAAGTGACAGGTGCTACACGACGGCATAGGATGGACAGAGAGTGTAGCACTAAGAGAACTCCCTGACTATCCGAAAATGTACTGAGAAAAACTCCCTACCCCAACTGATCCATGATCCAGTCGAGAACTACCCAGATCACAGCCATGATGCACACCAACACGAACAACTCGTACCACATGAAGATGATGGCCCAACGTGGAAGCCGTTGACAGAGCACGTTGGGGGACCAGCCTCCCAGTTACCCTGCTGGCGATCTTGGGACGCTGAACCTTAGTCTCATGGACTATTCTGTGCGCCCGCACCGCCGTCTGGACCAACCCCCCACACTCCGTGGCTATCCTCTCGGCACGATAAGCTCGTGGGAAGCTAACCCCTCCCCTAGCCACGAAGAATCTAGATCAGTTCCACATCCTCAGCGCGTGGCCCCTTCGGGCTGTCGGTCAGGATGAACCTCACCGGCTGCGTCAACCGGATCTCCTCTGCCGGGACGTTCCCACGAACAGACGTGCGATGGAAGAATATCTCCTTACCATCGGGAGTACGGATGAAGCCGAAACCCTTGTCAGGAATGAACTTGATGATAGTGCCTTCGGCACGGTCTACGGTGGGCTGCGACGAATACATGCGCTGAGGTTTGGCCACTAGCTAACTCCGATGAACGCTGACGATGAACGAGTATGGCGGCGAAGCCCCGTCGTCTTATCCGGCGTGCGCCCTGTGGACCTGTGAAGTGAACAGAGCGGATCCGTGAAGCTGGTGCCCCGCCGCCATAGCTGAGAACTACGACCGCTTCGGCTCGTAGCGTCCCTGTCCGGGGCGATCCGGTCCACCGGGTCCACCCGGCCCTCCGGGGCCACCGGGTCTGCCGGGGAGTCCCTGATCGGGCTTACCGGGTCCACCGCCGGGACCACCGGGCCTGCCGCCCTGACCGGGCAGCGTGTTGTCAGGATGTGCGCCGGAATCCGGCGGCTCGGGGGGTGAGGATTCAGTCATGGTGTATGTCTCCTGCCAATGCAATCAAGTGCAGAGCATATCACGTGTGGGTCTGTCAATACAAGACTAGCCTGAAGGGTGATGGCCCACACCGGCCAAGGAGTGTAACCACCCCCGCTGGAGCGCGGCTCCTTCAGGCTAGACTTCTAAAATGGTCACAGGGCTACTGATTGCCCTGTGACCCACACTGCGAACTGGTGAACATCAGCCCTGCGCGACGGGCTCTGCCTCGGCTTCGGGTTCGCCCTCGGCCTCCGCCTCGTCCTGCCCGACCGGCTTGACGATGATGTCGTAGTCCGGAAACTTGGCCGCGATGGCCTTGAGCAGCGGCTCAAAACCGGTGGCGTCGATGACTTCATCGAGGCTGTAGGGCTTCGCGGCCTCCGTGGTGCCGCCGACGTATCCGGCGCAAATCTGTTCCAGCGCGACGGTGTCGTACTCGGTCTGCAACTCGCCCTTGGCCTTCGCGAGTGCCTGCCCGACGATCTCGGCCTGATCACCCTTCAGCTTGAACACCAGCTTGACGATGTCGTCCGTCGCCTTCTGGGTCTTCTCGCTCTCGCCGTCCTCGTCGCCCTTCAGCGCCTTCAGGACTGCGATCAGTTCCACGACCGTGAGCTTCTCGGCTTTGGCCACCCACTCGTCCACCGTCTCCGGCGTGATGATGGGCGCAATCTCCTTGAGCTTCGTCCAGCCCAAGCCGCTGACCTTCTCCCACGGAATCATCTTCGTCACGAGGTGATCGTAGATGCTCACGAGGTAGCGGGCCTTCCGACCGGCGAACTGGTACTTCTCGAAAACGAAGTCGTCAAAGGTCTTGTAACCTTCGAACCACGAGTTGTCGTTGATCAACTTCAGCACGCCACCCAGCTTGAAGTAGTTGACCTCGATGTTCTCGGCCAGATTGTCGGCCATGTTGAGCGCCTTGGTCTTGGACAGCGACTCCACCTCGTGGGCGATGTCCAGAATCAAGTCGCCGGTTTTCTCGATCTTCTTCTTCCCGATCACGGCGGTTTCGGGCTTGGCTTCCTCGACCACCGCGCCTACTGCTTCACTCATCTGCTGACTCCTTCACAAAATCGAACCTGATTCATGATGCCACAGCGGCATCGGTTTGTCAACAGGTTCAGGCGGTCACGGCCTCGGGCTGCGCCTTCTTGCCCTTGACGGGTGCCTTCTTGGCGGGCGGCACGGCGGCTGGGAACGTCACCTTGCCCTTGGGGGCCGCTGGGGCGACGGGGGTGGGGGCTGGGGCTTCCTCGGGGTAGTCGGCCTTCAGGCGCGTTGCCATGGCCTCCAGCACCCCTGCCGGGGGCTCACCCAACAGGTCGAAGCACAGCCGCCAATAGATGTCGATGGCTCCGCTCAGAAACGAGCGCATCTGGTTCTGCCGGGTGGCCTCTGCGGCCTCATCGGCCTCGGCGTCCACGACACGGACCTCCCGCTCCTCCTTCACGCCACCCTTCTGCGGCATGGGCACCATCTTCTTGACCGTGACCATGGGCGGAGTGTCGAACAACCCACCCTCGACGGTGTGCAGGAGGTTGGTGGCGAGGCTGTCCAACTGCAACAGCGCGGCACCACGCGTGCCCACGAGCTTGATCTTCTTGGTCGATGACGGGAGCTTGACCTTCAGCGTCCGCGCCATCACGGTCAGGTCATATGCGATGTTCCCAAGATCGAGCAGCGCATGGTCCTTCATCTCCTGCGTCTGCTGTGCGCCCAGCACGTAGGCTCCGGTCGTCTGGAGCAACTGGCCCGTGTGGACCTTCAGGGCCACCGTAGACCGGGCCAACAGCGTTCGCACCGTGTTCTTGCTGGTCGTCCGCATGGCGATCTTGATCCGCTTGGGGATCAGGGTCTTCGCCACCACCCGTCGAAACATACCGATCTTCATCTCATTTACTCCTTGTGCTCACTCCAACCCACAGCCACACCGGGTATGCCCACAAGGGCATCCCATCCCATCTGACACATCTGCGCCAACGCGAAGGCATCTACGATGTCATGTGAATGACTCGCATACGCCCACCGTTCCTTGACTGATGCGGCCATGTGGGCTTTCGTGGCGTTACCATGTCCCGTGGTCCACCGCTTCAACACCGCTGGTGGGACTTCCACCCATGGGATACGTGAGCGGTAGAGCGTATCCCGAATAATCGTGCCGATGCTCACCAACGTCACGAACGACCGAATATTTCGCACGAAGGCGTAGCCCTCGATAGCGGCGAACTCCGGTTGCCAGATTTGCAGCGTTCGTGCCACTTCGTTGGCAATCAGTTGCAACCGGAGATGGCCCCGCTCGTGGGGCACCTCGACCGTCTTGCCTCGATGATCCTCGCCTCCGACCAGCGCCAGCCCGGTGCAGGCGGCTCCGTCCACGCCGAGTGTCTTCATGCCTCGACCGACACGGTCACGACACGGAACAACTCGGCAATGGGTTGCCCGCAATCACAGCGCCAGTGCTCCTGCCCCTGCTGACTGAGAAACACGTCCCACGCCACTCGGGCTTCCTCGACTGAACTGGCTCGTGCCAACAGCGAAGGCCACATGACCTCCACATCACCAGAGCGGCGGTTTCGATGCACCCACCGTGACAGGGGGAGACAGGCCATGATTTTACTCGTCCGACGTCAGCCAGTACAACACCGCAAGCCCGCCCAACACCAGACACGCCAAGAAAATCAACAGCCCTGTAGTCAGAGCGTCACTGAGTGGCCCGCTGGATAGGTACCCGAAAAACACGGTTGCCCCACGCTACACGCTTTCGCGTATTTGTCCAGCGCCGTCGTGCAAATGCCCTGTGGCAACAAACCGATGGTGCGAAAGGCTTTCAACGCTGCCGCCCGCTTCAGAAATTCCGCAAGGTCCGCATCGTTCCGGGTGACCGCGAACTCCCTGAAGGGGAGGATCTCGTTCCACTCGGCATTGAGCTTTCCATAGCCTCGACTAATATACAACACCCGCGCTTCCGATGTGTTAATTTTTTCGCGAAATGGGTGATGGGACTCCGCGATGATCTTCATGTAGAGGTTGGTTCGCAACCGGTGCTCGGGTTGGGGAACCAGCATCGTCTCAAATTCAGCGGGGTTGATGGTCTTGATCTCGGTGATCATCAACTGCGGAGCGCCGATATTGAACAGCGCGTCGATGCCACCCTCCACACCGTACTCCGGAGCACTCACCACCAGTTGGCGGTACTGCCACCAGTGCTTCCGCTTCCCGATGGGCACCACGCAGTAGCCGTCAGGATGTGGCACCATCGTCCGCTGCTCTCCACAGTGGCGGCACCGCCAGTTGCCCACGATGGCATCTCC